CAAGAGGACTTTATGCTTGCCGCAGTAGATATTGTTGCAGATCCTTCTGCTCCTAATGCATTCGTGAATGGTATTATGGAAGGTCGTGAATGGGTTCTGGAACACGGTATTTTCAAGGCAATAGACCTAGAAAGTGCCAAAAAGGAAATATCCAGATCATCATCTCGTAACCTTGAGAAGACTAAACTCAAGGTTTTCGAGAGTTTTTTGTCAAAACTAAAGAAGTTATAAATAAAAAGTATACACTTAAGGAGAATAGAAAATGGATCCTAAGCAACTTGCTAAAGAAATATTAGAGAACTTGTTCGAGAATAACGACGAGGTTTACGAGGACGATCTCTACGAAGAGGAAGAAAAAGACGAAGAAGATGAGGACGAAGGCGAAGACGAAGGCGCTGAAGATAGTGCTGACGACGCTGATGAGTCTGAAGACGAAGGTGAAGATGAAGATTATGGTGATGAAGATGAGGGTGAAGACGAAGGTGATGATGAATCACAATCAATGCAATCAGCACCACAAGGTGCTTCCAAGACAGGTGGTCTTGCCTCTACTTTAGCAAACAAACCATCTTGGGCCAGTCCACAAATGCCAATGGGAGGAGTTCCTTCTGCTGGAAACGATCTGGAAGCAGACGCTCACGGTGGAACGGCACACGATGCCACAGGTAAGGGGTTCCAACTCGGAACAAAGCAAACCGTTGGTTATGCTCCCAATCAAGCAGCATCTACTCTTCAAATGAAACCATCTTTCGCACAAGCATCTATGCCAGGTGTTCAAAGAGAACAACTCGAAAACGATGTTCGTGTAATGTTCGGTGGAGACGAAGATCTTTCCGAGGAATTTGTAAGTAAGGCCGCTTCTCTATACGAAGCAGCAGTTGTCACAAAGGTTTCTCAGATTGCTGAAAGTCTTCGTGTAGAACTTGCAGAGCAATTTGAAGAGAAGATTCTATCTGTCAAGAGCACACTTGAAGAGCAACTCGACACCTACCTCAACTATGTTGTAGAGGAATGGATGAAGGAAAACGAGATTGCCATCGAAAATGGTCTTCGTACCGAAATCGCAGAAAACTTCATGGGCAAACTGAAGGATCTCTTCACCGAGTCCTACATCGAAGTCCCACAAGAAAAGGTAAGTGCATTCGATGAAATGGTAGAAGCAGTAGATCACCTTGAGAACCGCCTCAACGAGGAGATCGAAGCAAACGCCAAACTCATTGGAACAATCAAGACACTCAAAGCACAACAAATCTTTACAGAAGCAACAAACAACCTGACAAATATGCAAGCAGAGCAACTTCGCCCACTTGCAGAAAATGTTCAGTTTGAGTCCGAGCAAGACTATCGTTCCAAGATTGGTGTGCTCGTAGAAGGTGTTGTAAAGACATCTTCCAGAAAACAACTAAACGAATCAAAGAAACAAACACCAAAACCACTCTTTGAAAGAGTTGTTCTGGAAGAAGAAACAATTGAGGAAGAGCCAGAAGTTCCAGCCTCAATGAAAGTGTATTACGAGACAATCAACCGAGTTATCAAAAACTAAAAAACTAGTAATAGTTAAAGGAGAAAAAAATGGATAATAGAGTAATGCTTAATGAAAGCACAAGAAAGAAGTGGGCGCCTATTGTAGAACACAAGGCTCTCCCAGAGATCAAGGATTCCTACAAGAAGAATGTAACAACCATCCTTCTTGAGAATCAAGAGAAGTTCCTCCGCGAAGACAGCCTCCAAGGCATCGCTGGAACAGGACTTGGTACAATAGGTGGTGCATCTACCGTAGCAGGACAAGGTATTGATGCATTCGATCCAATCCTCATCAGCCTCGTTCGTCGTGCTATGCCAAATTTGATGGCATACGACATCGCTGGTGTTCAACCAATGAATGGCCCAACAGGACTCATCTTCGCAATGAAGTCCAAGTACGGCAACACAAATGGTTCCGCAGTTGAGTCAAACGGAGCAAGAAGCGGACTCGAGGCTCTCTATAACGAAGCCCTCAACAAGTCTGGTTCTAACTCCAGCCCAACATACGGTACAATGGCAGACATCTTCGAAGACGGTCTTTCCGACAATACATTCGAAGCAGGTCGTCCAATGGCAACAACCACAGCCGAGCGCCTCGGTGCCGCTGGTGGAACAGCATTCAACGAGATGACATTCTCCATCGAGAAGACATCCGTAACTGCTAAGAGCCGTGCTCTCAAGGCTGAATACACAACAGAACTCGCACAAGATCTCAAGGCTGTTCACGGACTCGACGCCGAGACAGAACTTGCGAACATCCTCTCCACAGAGATTATGTTCGAAATCAACCGCGAACTCGTTCGTACAATCTACGAAGTTGCTAAACTTGGTTGCAAGCAAGCAGATCTCGCTTCTATGACAACAAGAAAGTTGCAGAGTACATTCGGTGGTGTATACGATCTCGAACTCGACTCAGACGGTCGTTGGTCTGCTGAGAAGTTCCGTGGCTTGACATTCCAAATCGAAAGAGAATGCAATGTCATCGGTGCTGAAACCCGTCGCGGTAAGGGCAACATTGCAATCGTCTCCCCAGATGTTGCTGCTGCTCTCTCTATGAGTGGTCTTCTTGACTTCTCTCCAGCATTCAGTGGTCAAATCAACACTGATGTAAACGGCAACACCTTCGCTGGAACTCTACACCAAGGTAGAATCAAGGTCTACATCGACCCATATTCTATGCCAACCAACTACAATGACTTCACCCCAATCAATTATGTCTGCCTCGGATATAAGGGTACAAGTCCATATGATGCAGGCCTCTTCTACTGCCCATATGTACCTCTCCAAATGGTAAGAGCAGTTGACACTGGTACATTCCAACCAAAGATCGGCTTCAAGACCCGTTACGGTATGGTAAGTAATCCATTCGTCACAACAACAGTTGGTGGTACAACACCAGACGGCGAAGCACTCACTCGCCGCACCAACCAATACTACCGCATCTTCCGTGTAGACAACCTCCACGGCAACGACGCCACATTCAACCCATCCTCAAACTGATAGTTGAATAATGTATAGGTAAGCAGGGGGGATCGAAAGATCCCCCCTGTCTCTTTATAGATACTATGGGAGTTCATATGGATCCACGAAACAAAGGTATGCCGACATATTTGGATGATTCTTCGCTGAAAAACGCGATGACTCGTCAGATTTCTAATGACAACTTTCTACAACTAAACGAGTTTAAGTTTGTTCTACACAGAACACCAGCAGTTGTGTATATGTGTCAATCTGCAAATCTGCCAGGTATTCTAATAGGTGAAACGATACAACCAACACCATACTCCACCAAAGTCAGAAGACCAGGTAATTCTACGGTGATGGGGGATCTTATGATAAAATTCATAGTGGACGAGAATATGACTAATTGGTTTGAGGTTAGAAACTGGATGAAACTTCTAACAGGAGAAAGAGATTTCTCTGAAAACTCTTGGGAACCAGAAAAAGTATCAGATGCTACTTTGATTCTTATGAACAGTAAATCCAAACCATTTGTAAAAGCCACATTCTTTAGATGTTGGCCTATAGAAATAGGTGGAATAGATTTTGCTACTAGTGTGACAGACATACAACCAGCGACTTGCGATGTTCGTTTTGCATACTCTGGTATGGATGTACAATACATTACTGAAGGATAAAATGGATCTAAAACAAATTCGTGAGATGGCAGAAAAAGATCTGCCAATAGATGAAACATCCCTAGACAAAGAATCACTTAATGTTCCCCGTCTACACAACAAATACTTGAACATTCTACACGACGAGAAACTGTTACTACAAAAATACAGAATAGATTTTCGTAAACTTCAGAAACTGAAGTGGGAATATTATACAGGTAAGATAGACGAAGAAACTCTCAAGGAAAAGGGATGGGAACCTTTTGCTCTTCGTATTCTCAAGCAAGATGTAGAACTCTATATGAATGCCGATGAAGATCTTGTTGTTGCAGAAGGACGAATGGAATACCAACAGGAAAAGGTAAACTACCTTGAGAGCATCATAAAAGGTCTGAATACACGCCAATATCACATTCGAGATGCCATTAGTTGGAAGAAGTTTGTTAATGGTGTAGTATAAATAATAGGATGAGTGATTTTGTAGTAGAACCCATTAACAGCGTATTCATTCGCGTAAAATGTGATGCCGGCTTCACGAAAGAGTTGTCCGATCATTTCACATTTCAGGTTCCAGGTCACAAGTTTATGCCAGCATATCGCAACAGAATGTGGG